GTCGTGGTATCTAAAGCCGCCTGGATATGCATAATCGATGATCGCATCCCATGAGTACTAAGTTCGGCTGACTTAACTATCGTGTTTTGCGGCACCGCTGTCCAATCTTGAACACCATACTGTGATTTTAATCCTACAGTCATGTTAACCCTCCTAAATAAATATAAGAGGGAATTACACCCTCTCGAATACTGCTATCCATGCAAGTCCTGTAAGCTCGCCAGTTGTGCCCACAATGAGCGCAACAAGATCACCCGCTGCGACAGTATAATTCGCTTCAGTTGCATGCAGTGCCATATCATAGTTTGTAGCTGCGGTCAACGTTGTGCCAGTTGGGACAACCTGTGTGACCATATCTGTTCCGCTTGATAGTGCCGTGCCGGATGCTACCTTCTTCACATCAATTGTTCCAGCCGCCGTTTCAAGTGTGTCTGCCCGGATTGTGAACGAAACGAGCCGCATTGCATATGGTGCTATACACACAACAGTATCAACACCCGTCTGGACTGCACCATAGTCGTTTACACCACCACTGAATACAACCCTTTTAACCTTAACTTCCGTCAAGTGGTTCCGATTGAGTATTATCGTGCCAGTCATATTTATCTCCTAAATATAATGTGTGAGGGTTAGCTCACACACCTATTACAAGGATTGTGGTCTCGCCAGCGGTTCCAGTCAGAGTGATTTTCGTGCTGTCTGATATAGCACACACTACTGCTGAATTGTCTGTCACATCAACTGCCCACGCTGCATATACCGTGGTGAAGTCGTAGTCATCCATCTCAACGTAATCTGCCGTATCATCCGATGTTGCCGTAATCAACTTCATCATCATATTGAGATTCGGTGTTACGTCCTTGATCAGTGCCGGGGTTAGTTTATCTGCTGCCATATCTTTCTACCTCCTTTAGTCCGTGATTCCAGTCAGCTGCCCGTTACCTTCAGGGAACTTCGCAATCAAGCATCTGTATGACTTCAGGAAGAACTTGCGACTGTCAGAAGTCTTCGCCAGATCCTCATACGATACATCCACAAGAACCCTCTGTTCGATCGTTCTGGTATCACATGCGATTATGCTCCTCGATCCTGATGCGCCGTTCATGTACTGGCTCGCGATAATTGGAACCATTCCATGATTCGAATTGAATGCCACTGCATCCATACCCCATGCAACCTTAACAGGAGACTCGTATTTAACGAAATCCTGGAGCTGTTCACGGATCTGCGTCAGTGTGTATGCATCAGTCACCATAAGGTCGATGTGACCAAGGTCAACAAAACAGTCGTCCAGAAGACCATTGACATCTTCGAGTGTAACAGCACCACCAACAGCAGTGTTGTTCGCTGTCAGAAGCTTTATCAGTCCATTCGGTTCAGCTGCAGTCGTTGCAGTGTCACCGTTTATGATGGAATTCTCGATCTCTTCGGACATCGCCACTGATTTGGTCATAAGTTCTTCCTGGAGCGCATTGTAGAAGTGAGCACCAGCAGCCTGAGCCACGCCAGTTACACGTCCGGTATTCCGCAGGAACTTAATGTCAGAACTTGCCGCTTCTCTGGTGTCGTCAGACTCACCAAGAGCCGCATCTTCTGTGCCCCACGTAGCTGCACCCTTTGCGGTCAGCCTGTAGTAGTTCGCCGTCTTCCCAGCATTCGTACGCTTCGGGAATATGGTCTGAAGCGGAGTATACCTTCGTGTAATATCAATCACTTCAGGATCGTATACAATCGGAGTGAGTGCATATCCTGCTGCGCCAGATGCGGCACCAACATTGACTGCCTTCGTAAAGTTCCGCATCCCATCCTGATAGACTGTCCCATCAAGCATCTTACCGAATGATGCCTCATACATCCCACCAGCATCAAGTATATCTGTACCTTCCCAAGACATCTCAAACACCTCCATAGTGACGATCAACAATCTGTGATGTGATGTCAGTAGGTGCAGCCTTCTCGATCTTCTCGCCGTCTTCGATCCCCTTCTTGATCGGGGTTCCTCGGAGTTCTGCTATCTCGGTCGTCAGCGCATCGATCTTTCCGGTCAGTGTCTTAATGACATCAACTTCCAGATCCGCATCAACCTTGATTTCTGCGTCTGCCTGCGATTTCTGCAGGGCATCATACTTCTTCTGAAGTTCGGCATAATCGTCAGCCGTCTTCAGTTCCTCAACTACGCCCTTAACGAGCGTAACAATTTCTTCTTTTTCCATGTTCTCTACCTCCATTGGGTTATCTTTATTTGTTTCTGTATTAATCGGACAATTGTCGCCCGTACACGCTGATTTAATAACTTCAAACATCGCGTCACTGTTTGAAGGCGTTCCCACAATTGATATCTCAAATAAGTCTCCGACGAGCAGACAATTACGACCACCCTTTTGTACCCTCCTCGCACGCCCTCCAATTGAAAACGACTTAAGAATGCGTTCCTCAATCTGAAGTCTAACATCAGATGCTGAATCAGCCTGAGATATCATCCCAACAACATGTAATTCATTGTTAATAATCCCAGACTTATATACTACACCGTCTTCTCCAACAAATTCGCTCACAACTTTTCCTACAGGCGCAGCTTGTCCATTGTGATTAAACATTAGGACAGGATTTCTGCGCATGAACTTCACGAAAGCTTTTTCGAGCGATCGCATACTAACTGTTTCACCATCGCGATCCTCATTTTGTGTGGATGCTACACCATAAATATACAATCGGTCATTGGTGACGTTCTTACTTATATCAAACGAGTAAGCAAAATTATGTACTGACGATCCTAATTCCATATTATAAACCTCCGTGTTCTAATCCACCATTTATGAATTGTATTGCTAATGCATTCATTTCACCCATATTTAAACCCTTCCGCATATCATGATAAATATGCCTATGTAGTTCTCTCGGAATAAATGCAACTATTGACTTTGTGATATGATGGGTTTCTGATCCTTTGAACCAATTATTCATTTGAATGCATTTATTTACATCTATCACATAATCCCTCCGTGTTTTATCGGTGTATTCAGTCCATTTTCTCAGCGATCTCTTCGGATGTTTCGCCTTCACCTTCGTAGGATTCTGTCTCAAGTTTAGGTAAACTTATAAGTGGTGATTCCGACTCCGGTTCTGGTTCCTCGATCTCTTTAAGCCCGTCACGTTCACGCAACTCATTAACCGTGCGGATGCCAGTCGATATGTTCTTCCCATCAATATCCGCACGAATCGCCTCATCCGAGAGATCGATCTCACGCACGAATTTAAATTTAAGTTTATCATTAAAATATTTCTTAACGATCTCTCGGGTAAATACTTTCTCAAGCAAAGACAACATCGTCGACACGCCCATACGCTTAAAGTTCGTGGTCTGGGAGATCGCCGTTGCGCGATTGGTGTCGCTCGAAGTAATCCCGAGTACAGTTTTCGGGGTTTTAAAGATCGCCAGGATCTGCTGTTGATAAAACTCCGATCCCTTAATCCACGAATCGTCCCCGATTGTCGCATTGATTGGCGTCACATCAACGTTCCCGCCAGTTGTTAGCCACTTCTTGCGATTGGCTTCACCCTTGAGCGTTGAATTGTAAAGTTCACTGAGTCGCTTAAGTTTATCGACATCTGTCACGTCAGTGTGGGATATCACACCACCGATCTGAAGTGCGTTCTCCTGTTCTGATCTATGACCTAATTGGGCAGCCATCATGAGATCAGCCACATTTTTAACCACATCAAGTTTCGATGTGCCGTATGGACTGCGTGTGCTTGGTCGCTCCTGAATATACATGACTTCTTCAGGTGCGAACTCGATAGGTGCTGTTGCAGCGTGTGAGAATGAATACTGCCAATATTTGATTAGATCTCCATGAATCGTAACCTGCCGCATAAAAGACCTACCGTCCCGGGCACGTAGTTGCAATGGAGTAATACCAGTCTTCGTTAAGGTTTTATTTTCATCGTAACAGAACTCCGGAAAGGTCAGAACAATAACGCCAGCATCATAAAATAGAATGTCAGATATAACACCACGAAGGACAATCTCAAATGAATCTTCCCAACCTTCTGAATTGAAAAACTTAATAGCATCGGCTGGATCGGGCTGGAGTTCTTCATCGACAATATCTTCATCCGGGATAATATGCCACTCAGATGTAGCGATAGAATCGATAATAAAGTTCGCAGCAGCCTGCACGGTGATGTCCTTTTCGTATGTGACGAGCTCTTGATAATTAATGTCCCTCGGTGATCCATACATCGGCGAACTCACCCAGACAGGATCTGTTATTACAGCCTTGTCGGATCGATCATCATCCACATATTGAGGAGCAACCACAACGTCGCGAGATCGATGTGCAAGAGAGTTGAGACGATCCCACCAATTTGACACGGCTTAAGACCTCCATATAAGTGGTTTTTTGTGCACAGTATCACCGTTTACTATATATTTGTCTGTAATGGTATATATACTTTTTGGTCACGTTACCGTTACTATATATATATTTGTTGTGGTAGTATATATAGTTTTTGGTGGTTTACCATATGATCACTCCTTCCATACCGGAAGTTTCTTTATACCACCCAAGCCCCAGCGTGAGCATGTCCACCATATCGTCATATTCTGCTGGAAAGTACAACAACTGATCAACTAATGTTGTTTCGATCCTTCTGAAATATACCATGCCGTTCTCAAAGTAGTTCGATATGTTTATAAGGCGAGCCCGTTTGTCGGTGGGTGGATGTACGCCTGTTATCGCTGTAGAGCCATATTTACGTGTGAGCTCCTGTATCAATGCCTTCTGATACGCCACATCCTCCACGACAACTCTATCAGGGTTGAATCGACTTATAAGATCACCGATTGTAGTTATCGTTGAATTGAAGGTCATTCGCTTGTTTATCGATTCCAATAGATATATACGATTCTCTTCGTCACGGCACCATACACCAATGGATGTATAGTCGTTCTCACTCTTAAGTCCGATGGCTGGATCAACTGATATAAGTACGTCTTTGATCCCCTTCGGTGGTGTATCGTAGTATTTAAGCCACTCGGCACGCACGATGTTGTTTTCAGCAAGCAGACTTGTATCGTTCTGCATCTGTAGCGCAAAAATGATCGATCCCAGTTGCTTCTTCATGCTGGTAAGTCCTAACTTTATAAGGTTGCCGTTCTCATCGGTTTCGTCTTCAATATCTTGCAACCACGGAATCAGTGCAGATCCGTCCGGTTGGATAGCTGGAAACACCCGTGTCTTGTATCCCATATTAATGAGCGTTGCATAGAGATCGTTCGGTGAATATCGAGTACCTAATACGGTTATTTTACCGCCAGGCATTAATGTAGGGAGTAATGTAGTTTTAAACCAGTTCTCAAGCCGTTCTGACTGAACTGGCGAGCGAGAACTGTCGAATGATACGACATCATCAAGATAGATATGCTCAAAGTGCATTCCAGTTATTGCGCCCGATGATGCACCCATTGCAATAAGTCCCGGCTCCACGTGATTCTCTGTACGACCAGCTAATGTGATCGAATTATCCTTCCAAACTTTACCTGATACATCTCCCCAAAGATTCTTTATAGCATCTGATGATTCCAATGTGTTTTTGATCCCAGCGAGAAACATAGTTGCCTTCGTATGAGTATCAGACACCAAAGCAATACGTGCGTTCGGATTGCGTATCATCTCATATGCGATCATTGCCTGCGCCGCTTTGGACTTACCATGACCACGAGGTGCCAGAAGTAATGTCCGACTGCCAGATTCCATATGCTCGATAAAATCACTATGTACGCCATCTGATCTGTAATGGAATACCTCCTTCATGAAGAAGTGAGGAGATACACGGAGCAAACGTTTAAGAGGGATCTGCATTCAGACCTCCATACGTAGCGATCTGAGATAATCGCTGGCGTGTTAATTTGATCGCTTCAAAATTGGAGTCGATCCCAATGTATTCCCTACCTAATTTCTTCGCGGTCGCGAGAGCAGTTCCACAACCACAGAAAGGATCGAAAACTATATCTCCGGGGTTGGAGGATGCTTTAATTATCCTTTCAAGCAATGCAAGCGGTTTTTGTGTGGGGTATCCCAGTT